TCCGCGCTCATCGGTGCTCGCCTGGCCTTCTACGGGGAGCCGGAAATCGTGAGCGGAGCACAGTTGGTGGCCCTGACCGCGTAAGCGGGTCATGGCCAGCCAGCTTGTGCAGCCGCTCCTGCTGGTTGGCCAACCCGCTTCTCTCTCCTGAGTGTTAAGTATGCTGCTGTGTCACAGCAGCCGTAAAACAAAATAATAATAATAAAAAGAATCACCAAGGGGAATCGCCCTGCAAGGGCTGTCCCGAAAGAGAAACTGAAGACGAAAAGGTAAAAGGTCATACTTCCTGAACGCACAAAACAAAAAAATCAATAGCCCCTCTGCTTGCAAAGAGTTGGATTAGTTCGAGTTTTCCTTCTACAGCTTTGTGGGACCAACAGAGAGGCAGGGGATCGGAAACGACCCCGAAAAGGCGATAAATCGTGGAGCTGCTGAACGTCGGGGGTAACGCGAATAACGGTGCGCAATGCGGTCTCGCTTACGCGAACTCGAATAACGCTTTCTCGAACTCGAACACGAACATCGGTGCTCGCCTGAAATTATACACTAAAAATATCCACTGTTTATCCCTACAGATCTCGTGAAGACCACTAAGGATGAGCACACGATTGAGCCTGACTCGATGGAGGGGTGAAAACCCTGACAGAGCAAACACATAAAGGCGTAGGGTATGAAATAGAGTCCCCTCGCGTAAGTAAGCAATGCAGTTGTACGCATATACCGAAAGCCCGTGAGCCGAGAAGTGTAGAAGGCATGACCAGAAACCAGTCAAGTATGTGGCTATCATAGCCACCATAAGAAAAGGCATAAATGGCAGAAGAGTTGGCATATAAGCGTAAAGCCCGCCTCCGTGGTAAGAACCGCAAGGTGCGCATCGCCCAGGTCTATGACTTTGGCAATTTGCGTGTGGCCGACCATGAAGCACGTCGTGGTAAGGAGGCCCATAAGGGTGTGCGTATCTTTGACCGTAACGCCGAGGGCAACCTCCAGACTTTGCAACAGCAGTTGATGACGGGCACCTATCACACCTCGCCTGGCCATGAGTGCATACGTCATTGTCCGTGTGGCAAAGACAGACTGCTGCATAAGCTGCCGTATTTTCCTGACCATATCGAGAACCATGCGCTGATGCAGGTCATAATGCCCATAATGATGCGGGCATACTACTATGACTCTTCGGCATCCATCAAGGGCAAGGGTATGCACTTTGCGGCACACCGTACTGAGCAGTTTATCGACGCTCATAAGTATGCCGGTCGTTTATACTATGCCAAGCTGGATTTCGTGAAGTTCTACCACAACATCAATCAGCAGAAAATCTATGATGTGCTCTGCAAGAAATTCTCTGATCCTGGCATCCGCTATCTCATCTATGAGATTGTGACGGCATGTGAGCAGGGATTGGGCATCGGACTGTTCCCCATACAGCCCATGGCCAACTACTACACCTGTCCGCTGTGTCGCCTCGTGATGGCCCTGTTTGATGTGTGGTTGGAAATCTATTGTGATGACATGGTGATTATTGGCCTTGACAAGAAAGAGGTGTGGAAGGCTGTAAACTTCGTCATGGAATATGCTAACGATGTGATGGAGCAACCGCTGCATGACAATATCGGCGTGCAGATCATTGATGAGCACCATGGCCTTGATTTCGTCGGCTATCAGTTTTTCTTCAATCACACCCTTCTGCGCAAGCGCATGAAGGCAAAGTTCAAACAGAAGATGCACCGCCTGAAAGACCCTATGCGTCGCTATCAGGCTGCAACTTCCTATAAGGGATGGCTGTTGCACTGCAATGGCTTTAACCTCTGGTGTAAGGTAATGGATATGAAATCATTTAAGGATCTGCAAGTACCTAAGTTCGAGAAAAAGGACGCTGACGGCAAACGCATGTTGGAGGGTACGAAAGTGTCTGCATCTATGCTATGCGGACGCGAAATCATCTTTACGGATGTAGAGCTGGGTGTGAAGTCGAAGTATAAGAAGAATGCGGCCATCGTACAGGTGGAAGACAACGGACAGAAGTTCAAATTCTTCACTTGTAACCAGAAACTCATTCAGACGCTCGACTACATCAATGCTCACGATGGATTCCCATTCACGGGCACCATTGTACGCTGTAACGCTGCCGGTCTTCCCGACTACGAGATAACATAACCACCGTTCCCAGCCGTTATCGGCTGTGGTTGGCATCGAGATAAGAAATATCGTATAACCCCTTAAAATAAAAAACAATGAAGAAATCAGAGTTTACCGAGAATCCGGCTCCCGTGGAGTTAGAGGGAACCGTGCTCCGCATCTGCTTCGACACTGAGGAAGTGGATCAAGTGATTAACAATGGTGAGGAAGGACAGGAGTCTGAGACCCGTAAGGTATATCTGGCTTATGTCATCCGTGTTTCTAATCCGTTTACCCTGGAGAATGTCACCAAGGCATTGCTGAAAGAGGGCTTCGATGAGTTCAAGGCTGTGGCCGTGGCTGCCGAGGCACTGCTGACGGCTAATGAGGCAGGCTTACTGCCTGGTAACGCGCTGGAACTGGCCCGTCAGATGCAGATAGCTCGTATCAGTGAGTATGATGCTTCTGATGCTGTCAACCAGTTCACTTTCGACGATGTTCCCATGTGGCTTGACAAAGACACCCGTAACGGACTGATTGCCCGTCTGAATGCTGAGAAGGCTGTGGGTAAGACTACATCGACGCTCTGGCTCGGTACACAGTCGTTTACCATCACGCCCGATGCTGGTCTTCAGATGCTTTCGGCCCTCGAAGTCTATGCCAGCGAGTGCTACGATAAGACGGCTGAACACAAGGCCGCTATCGCTGCTCTCAATGATGTGGATGCCATTAAGTCCTACGACTTCACACAGGGCTATCCCGCTCACTTGGAGTTTTAATGTATAGGTGCCCATGACTGCATTACTCCTACTCTCCGTGCTGATAGCTGTCCTCTATGTGGGGACGGCTATCTACCTGCACCGCGAATTGCCTGCGTCTATATCGCACATGGTGTTTAACCTCTCCAAAGGTTATCAGTTCGTGTGGACGCTCTTCATCTGGTCGATGGCCTTTGGTATATGTCCTGCATTGCTCGACGCGCTGGATGGCTCCATCTTCCAGTTTGTAGGATTCCTGACCATCGCCGCTCTCGCTTTCGTGGGAGCAATGCCGCTCGTGCGACATGACCCGAACACAGCGCATAACATCCTGGCCATTGCTGCCGGCATTGGCTCCCAGCTGTGTGTCATGCTCATCTGTCCCTGGTGGCTCTTGCTTTGGTTTGTCCTGGTGCCGCTTATTGCCTCTTCGACTATGCGCATCCTTGAGGGTAAAGGGATTTTCATTCTTGAAGTCCTTTGTTACATAACGCTCATCGCTGCCATTCTCACCTCATAAATGTTTCGTATGCTGTGGCATCGCCACGGCCCTAAAAAGAAAAGAATATGCCAGCTCCAACAATTTCCAATCATTTTGCCATCACTGCCCTTCAGGAAGGTATTACCGTGCAAGGCTCATTGCGCATCGACGGTACGCTCTCCCAGAACTGGAATAACAATACCCAAAAGGCTATTCCTAACTGGAAAGCGACGCAGGCCGATCCCAATCCCAGCCAGCCGCGTGTCTATCCCGTCATCCGTAAGGGTGTGCAGTATATGAACAACTCACAGTTGGTCAATACGCATTGGCTCTATAACGATGTGGTGATTACCTTTGACAATAGTGGTGATTCTACCAACTTCCTTGATGCTAACAATGATCCGCTCTTCCACGTCGGCACTACTACGGTGTCACTTGGTGGCTCCAGCTACCTGGTGCCATGTCTGACTGTCATCGCTAACCTGGCTTCGCCTACCAACATTGACCTTGATACTATCGGTTATGAGGGTTCAGTGGAGATTCTGGGTAAGCAGCAGCCGTTCCAGTGTCAGGTGGATGTCAAGATTGCTCAGATGTCTGCACAGGGATTCTTGGGCCTGCTGTCGCCTGAGTCAGCCATTATCACCGCACAGGATCAGGCTGTCACCGTCACGGCCTCGCTCTATGGTGAGGATGGCCAGTCGCCTGCCACATGGTACTGTAAGTGGTACAATGCCGGTACGGGTGATGAGTATGTGGCTGCAAGAAACAACCACTCCGTCACGTTCTATGGTGCAGACTTCGTGGATAACCTCATTCTCCGCTGTGACTTCTTTACGGATGCAAGCTATAACAACCGTGTGACAACGGCCTTTGCATCCATTGATGATACGCAGGATCCTGAGTATCTGTATATCTCGCTCAATGGTTCCAACAGCGATTTCAGCGGCCAGTTGTCACCAGGTGAGTCATGCACCGTCACGGCTTGGGTGGCCACCATGGAGGATGCAACGGCTATCAATACGCAGTACACCAACTTTACCTGTGTATTGTACGACGGCCAGCAGAACGAGATTACCAGTGGCCCGACAATGACCACCTCTTCCAATCGTGGTACTATCGTGCTACCCTACGACTTCGTGGCTCAGTCTGGCTATAAGGTCAACGGTATCGTCACCGCCTCTTAGTGCGCCTGTCCCCTATCCCCTCTCGTGCCCGCTGGTTTCTCCAGCGGGTTTATTTTGTCCCTACCTTTCCCCCCGTTTCCCCTATCTTTGCTCAAAAATAAGATGCAATGAATCCAGTCATATCACAGACATTTGCCGTTACAGCAGTGAAACCCACCATATCGGTGGATCACATCGACAATTACTATA